CATCCTCATGTCGCCCTCCACCAACTACAATTGGGGCTGGGCAGGCTGCTTCCTCGGCGTGAACCCGACCACGGGCAGCTGTGGCACGACCCTCACCGCCGACGCTGCCCAGGGCGATACGGTGGTCCACGTCACCAGCACCTCGAACTTCTCGGTTGGCATGTGGGTGCTGATCGATGAGAGCCCGCAGGTTACCTCCACATCGAACCCCACCGGCGGCACGGCGCTTGAGGCCACATCGGACTTCCTGACGGCCTCGGCCTCTCCGGCCACCATGCGGCTCGAGGGCGGCGACATTCCAGGCGCGTACTCCTTCATCGGCTCCGGTGGCGGCAGCCAGCAGAATCAGCGGCTCAACGAGGAGATCCACCAGATCAGCGCGATCGGATCCGGCACGCTGACCTTCAGCACCCCTCTTACGCTCGCCTTCCGTCAGTCCGGCAGCCACGACGCGCGCGTGTACTGGCCCACCGTCCAGGGATCTACGGCGAACCCGTTCCTCACCAACGCGGGCGTCGAGAACCTCACCATCACCAAGCCGGCCAACAGCGGCGTGCAGATCCAGTTCTGTGCCGGCTGCTATGTCTACAACGTCGAGGTCAGCACTTGGATCGCCGGCGCGGTCAACTGCACTTATGCCGCGCGCTGTGACATCGAATCGAACTACTTCCATAACGGAGCGGACCTCGAGAACAACGGGAACGAGTACCCGATCGGCATTAGCTCCGCCACCACCGAGTGCTACGTCGCCGACAACATCATCCTGATCGGCGGCAAGGGCATGGTCGGTCGGGCCGCGAACAGCTGCGTCGTCGCCTATAACTACATGGACGACACCATGTACATGGGCGCTTCGATCGGGGATTACTGGAACGACATGGACGTGAACGGCAGCCACTACGCCGGCACGCACCACTTCCTCTTTGAGGGCAACTGGGGCGACAACTGCGACTCCGACGAGACCCACGGCAACGCGATCTATCACACCTTCTTCCGCAATCAGTGCACCGGAGTTCGCACGACCTTCACTGACCCGTCGATCAGCAAGACGGTCAACGACACCACGGGCAGCTGCTGGGGCAATGCCGGCGTGTCGGCCACCTGCGCGCCGCAGCGCGCCGCGGGTCCGATGGCCTTCGATTACTGGTTCGCCTTCGCAGGCAATGTGCTCGGCCTCTCCGGTGTCACAACCACCGCGAACGGCTGGGTCTACAAGGGCGCCTTCTGCGGCGGAGGCACCTGCAGCGGCGGGTTCACTCAGAACAAGGCAATCTGGATGTCTGGGTGGGTGGGCGGCGAAGAGCCCTCCACCGATCCGAATCTCACTACGAACACCAACCCTTGGGTATTCCGCAACGGCAACTACGACTACGTAAATGGCAGCGTCGTCGATAACGCCGGCGGCTATTCACAGGCCTTTCCGAATTCTCTCTATACTGCCTCCGCCCCCTCGTTCTTCTCCAAGGGCAGTTGTACCTATCCGTGGCCTTGGGTAACGCCCTCGGGCAGCTCGAAGATCCAGACCAACAGCTGCTCCGGGTCCGGTTTACCTGCTCAAGCTCGCTGGAACAACGGTACCCCCTTTACTCAACCCTGAGTGGAGTTATTTAATGGCACTAGACGACACGAGTGTTGCAATCGGGGCCCTTCAGGCGGATGTCGCCGGACTGAAGCAGCGCACCGAATCCATGGACGGGAAGCTCGATCAGCTGATCGCTCGAAAGCCGCCGAGGATGCGGCTCTCGCTGAAGGAATGGGCCACGATCGCTGCGCTCGGCAGTGCCGGCGGTGGCGGTATCGCCCACGCACTGCGGAAGCTTCTCGGATAGCCCAATGCCAACTCGCTCAGTCCAGCCCGCTAAGACCGTCGGTTCTTCGAAGAACTACACGTGGGACTTTCTGTCCGATCTCGCTGCGGGCGAGACTCTCGCAGGTGCGACAGTGGCGATCTCAGTCTATTCAGGGAACGACCCGGCGCCGAACGACCTACTGCTCGGCAGTGCCTCAGTCTCGGGCTCGATCGCCACTCAAAAGCTCACCGGCGGTGTCCTTGGCGTCCTGTACGAAGCCCTCTGCACCGTCACCACATCCCTTGGTCAGACGCTGACCCAGGCCAGCTTCATCGCCATCATCCCGGATCTATCCTGATGCCCAAAGCATTCATGAACTGCGTCCGCTCCGGCGGGCGGGTGAGAACCAAAAAGCTTCCCGGCGGGAAGTACATCAAGCTCTGCTTCAAAGGCGGCAAATCGCACGCCGGCGAGGTCAAGCGCAAACGTCGTTAACTTAGGAGACCCACTGTGTCAAAGACTACTGAAGAGCGCCTTGCGGACCTCGAGAACGTCGTCGAGTCCTTTCGCCACGGACACTTCGCCACCGACTCGATGCGTGAGTGGCTAAAGCCCCGCGACGAGGCGAGAGCGGCAGCCAAGGCCGCGGCGGATGCGGCCGCGAAGGAAGCGGCCGACAAAGAAGCTGCTGCGAAGGCCGCAGCCGAAGCTGCGCAGGCTGCGAAGGACCAGCAGGAGCGTGACGCCGCCCTCGCCGTCAAGAAGCTCGCCGAAGCCCGTGCCATCGTCGCTGCTGCTGATGCCGCCGCAAAGCCCGCTGCGTGAAGCTCACTGCCGAAATGATCGAGGCGTTCTCGGGGGTGTATCTCAGCCCCCGGTACGACCAGCCCCAGCCAACCCCGGACTTCCACCGGGAGTGCTGGGGCCGGTATTGCTCCGATCACCCGGCAGCCGCCACTGCCGCTCCTCGCAACCACGCCAAGTCCACCGGGCTCACCCACGACTTCATCCTCGCCAACGTCTGCTTCCGAGTCGAAGACTACGTTATCCTGATCGGCGCTTCCGAAGAAATGGCAATCGAGCACCTCACGGACATCGCCACCGAGCTTCGTGAGAACGACGAACTGATCCGGGACTTCAAGATCAAAGAGTTCGTCTCCGACCAGAAAACTGACATCATCGTGGAGTGCCTCGATGGCTACCGATTCCGAATCATCGCGCGTGGTGCGGAGCAGAAGATTCGTGGACGCAAATGGAAGGGTAAACGACCTGGCCTTATCGTCGGCGACGATCTGGAGGATGATGAGCAGGTTGAGAACAAGGAGAGAAGGCGTAAATTCCGCCGGTGGTTCTTTAGAGCGGCAAAGCAGGCTCTTCGAGACGGCGGTCGCATTCGCGTTCACGGTACCATCCTGCATAAGGACTCTCTACTCTCCCACCTCATCCGAAACAAAGGATGGCTGAGCAAGCTCTACAAGGCACACAAGGGCTTCTCGGATTTCACACAGATACTGTGGCCGGAGAAGTTCCCCGAGGCCCGGCTGCGGGCGATCCGCCAGGAGTTCATCGACGAGGGCGACTCGGCGGGGTACAGCCAAGAGTACCTGAACGACCCGAAAGACGACGAGGGGGCGTACTTTCTGCCGAACCAGTTTGTCGAACTGACCGAGGACCATCTGGAGGACTTTCGGACTATTGCGATAGGCTGGGACTTTGCAGTGTCGAAAGCGGATGCGGCGAATCGGACCTCGGCGACAGTCGGCGGTCGAACGGCGGACAACTTCACAGACTTCCTGGCCTTTCATGCCGGCCGCTGGGGCACCGACGAGTGGATCGACCTGATGTTCGACCTCGAACAGACGCACACTCCCTATGCCCACTACGTCGAAGATGGTGTGATCTGGAAGTCCGTCTGGCCAGCAATCCGCTCCGAAATGGCCCGCCGAGACATCTGGCTGAATATCGTCACCCTGCCGTCCACCAAGGATAAGGCCGCCCGTGGTCAGTCTTGGCGCAAGCGGATGCGCGCCGGGTGGTGCAGGTTCAACAAGTCCCACCCTGGCTATGCAGAGTTCGAAGAAGAGTGCCTCGACTTCTCGATGGTCGCCGAGGCGGACCTGGACGACCAGTTCGACTCCGGGTCTATCCTCGTACGGGGGCTCGAAGATGTGTCGGTCGATGCAGAGGACGAGATGACCGACGACGAACAGGCGTTCGATCGGGAGTCTGAAAGGTTGCGATCCTATCACGAAGAAGGCCGGTCGCCGGTTACAGGATACTGATGAGCCTCAATCTCGAAGCCACGCTCTCCATCAACAAGGACCTCATTGAGGCTCCGAATCTTCTGGATCGTTTCTCGGAGGACGACCAGCGGGCGATCGCTCAGCACGTCTACCGAGGCTATCAGCTCGACGATGCCTCTCGTGCCCGGTGGAAGCGTCGCATGAGCGCCGCCATGGATCTGGCGATGCAGGTCCAACAGGCGAAGAACTTCCCTTGGCCAGGGTCGTCGAACGTGGTGTTTCCGCTCGTGACCATCGGCGCCCTGCAGTTCAGTGCCCGCGCCTATTCAAACATCGTCCAGGGCACCAATGTCGTCCGCTATCGCACCATCGGCAACGGCGATCCTGAGATGGTCGCCCGCGCGAAGCGAATCGGCCAGCACATGTCTTGGCAGGTTCTTGAAGAGGACATCTCTTGGGAAGAGCAACACGACCGCCTGCTGATCAACCTCGCGATCGTCGGGTCGAACTTCATCAAGACCCGCTACGATCCCACGCTCGGTTACGTCACGAGCGAACTGGTGATGGCCAAGGACTTCGTGATCGACTACTGGGCGAAGTCGGTCGAGCAGGCCATGCGCAAGACCCACCGGATTCCGATGTATCGGAACGAAATCTACGAACGCGTACAGCAGAAGGTCTTCCGAGACGTTCTCGACGATGCCTGGTTCCGCGCTACCCCCGCGATGTTGCCAGGCACCGATCCCAACACCAACCGCCGGCGAGGCCAGGAGCCTCAGTATGCAGACGACTCC